AAGAGGCGCGTCCCATGGCCCAAAAAATTATTGAGATTGGTCTTGCGCCAGTGGAAGAATATTATGGATCTGAAGTCATGCTACATTACCCAGGTTTATACGCGGGTTCAACAGATTTGGTATGCTTGCATAATGGCAAAGAAACTATTGTTGACTTCAAACAAAGTAACCGTCCGAAAAAACAAGAATGGATTGAAGATTATTACTTACAAATTGCAATGTACGCCATGGCACATGACTACGTTTACGGCAGTCAAATTGAACAAGGAGTTATCATGGTATGCACGCCTGACTTATATTATCAAGAATTCAAAACAGAAGGTGCAGACCTTCGAGCATGGAAACACAAGGCATTAAAGCGAATTGACATGTACAATGAATTGAGATTTGATGAGAAAGAACAAGCAAAAATTGATATTAAAAAGGAGGATTTTAATGAATGATAAGTTGTTTAGAACGCTTCTAAAGAAGTATGATGCAATTATTGAGGATGCATTATACAAGATCGATGCCATAGATGAGCACAATCTGGTGATTCCAGAACACGTGGACATTACAGGAGAGGTCGACAAGCAGTTAGAGATAATAGCAGGGGCTGAAGATAAATTGACCGTTTTGCGTCAACATTATGGCGAAAAGAAGGCAAAGACAGTATTATAGAGTTCTCACAGATAATTTAGTGTTGCTGAAAAAAAACATAAAAAAAAAGTGGAATAATGTCCAAAACAAAAATTATGTAGCAATACCAACGATTATAATCGATTTTAGTGGACATTTTAGTAGACATTTTTTAGTTAAGTGGACATTATATTATGTCCATCAGTGGTGCCTTTCGCGCGCGCCAAAGCTGAATTTTGTATAGCAATTTATCTGTAGAAACTCTATAGTGAGATATGCCAAAAAAATCCAGACGCATAAATAGTTACACCAAACCTAAAACTGTAAAACAACAGTTGCCGTTTCCATACAAACGTGTGCGCATCGATTGGATTGACATCATCACTGAAGGTGGTTGGGGTACAGACAAAGAATTTAGAGATATGAAATTAGCGACACCTGTTAGTGAAGGTTGGTTATTTAGTAAAGATAGCGAGACTGTAAAAATATTTGCAGGTTATGATGTAGAACCAGATGGTTCTATTCACTTTTCGGAGCGATCGGTTTTTCCAACTTCTTGTGTGAAGAAGATAACGAAGATTCATTAGGTGTATCAACAATCTCCTCAGCAGTACCATTTACAACTTTCATCTTTAGAAGAGACGCGTAGTCGGACAGGATTTGTCGTCTTTTTTCTGCTAGTTGTTCTTCTGTCATATCATCTAATTTACCTGTTCGTACTTCTTTTTTGTCTATGTATAGGCCACCAACTTTACCTCGGGCTACTTCCATATTGCCAGCAGCTGAGAAAGAATGCTTTTTTAAAGCGGCTTCCTTAATTCTATCTAATTGTTCTAAATGCTTGTCCAGCGTTACCTCATGCTTTTCTCTTACTTCTAGTCTTAATTCACCAATGTGTTTTACTACTAATGGTGAGTATCTTGGATTGGTAAGTTCAGAACCCTCACGTCTACATCTATCTGGGCTGTAGCCAGCTAGCTTTGCAGCTTCTGCTTTTGAGCAACGTTTGCCAGTGGCAGGATCGCCAAATACATAGTATTCAGCAAATCTTTTTTGCATGTCGGTAAGTCTTTTTGGTAGTCCCATGATTGACAATTTAAGGGAACTATCCTATATTGTCAAGGTATGAAAGACAAACGTACTTACACACATTTGAAAGAACACGGAGAAGATATGACACATGAAAACGAAAGTAGGGTGGGTGTTGACCCGACACACAAACCAGAAAGTAACCCAAGCGATCTAGTATTCTTGATAGAAGAACACAAGAAAGAAATCTGGGAATGGAAGAAGAAAGAATCCGAATGGATTAAAACAGCACATCAATTAGCCAATGCTAAAAACCTCATCAGTGAGTTAAGTGCTAGGATTGTAAAAGCATTTACAGTCATAGCCGAGTTAGAAAAAAAACTGAAAGAAAAGCAATGAGAGTTTTAGACTTACAAAATTTTTTAAGTGACTTTACATCTAGAAATAAATCTGGTACAGCGCATGGTAATGCAATATCAAATGCAGTTCTTCTCGTAGAAGTAAATGGACAGTTAAAAGAAATTAGTAAGATGGAAGTACACGAACACGTTGGACCAACAGTAATAGGTAATTCAAAGCCTACACACAGGTTAGTTTTAAAAACACAAAAGCCGCGTATCCCAATTTTTACACCTAAAAATTTGGTGCGCCATGAGGTCTGAGAACGACAATGTTCCCTCGAAAACAACATGGGTCCAGAGGCTAAATTTTACCAACAAATCAAAAGAAATTTTAAAGAATTTTCTCTCATTCGAATTGAAAACAATAGCTTACTTGGCACTCCTGATTTATTGGTCTGTAATAATTCTGGGCACTTTTGCACTGTAGAATTAAAGGTGACTAAAGGGAACAAAATCAAATTTTCTCCTCACCAAATTGCCTTCCATAAACGTCATCCTAAGAATACATTTATCATGGTAAAGGCCCTCGGTCCTTTACCCAAGAAAACTTTTTCAGTTTTCTTGTTCCAAGGTTCAAGAATCTCTGAGCTTGTAGCTTGCGGCTTGAAGCTTGAGGCCTGTGCTTGTGGCTTTACGGCTTGTCGCTTGATGCTTCAGAACCTGAACTAGGTTCTGGTTTAGATTCGCTTGAGGCTTGCTGCTTGGCGCTTGAAGCTTGTGACTGTGATGACAGCTTTACCTGGTTCACCACCTGAGAGTCACGTTGCTTGAGGCCCGGACCAGGCGCACGCTTATCGCTGCACTCCGTCGAGTCGCTTGTGCTAATGGCCTGATCCGAATTATTACGTAGCTTTCGTAATTCTTTATAATATTTTGGGTGTCTCCACATGTCAATGTTTCCCATATGAAATTGTTTTAATTGTGGCATCCCAACAAGCCCGGCAGTCTCTGCATTCATTGTCTTGCTTTGCAGCTGGACAGCTAGCCCCAGAGCTCACCACTTCTGAAGAGTTGGGCCACGAAGCAGGCGCCCGCTGGTCAACCATGGGCGCGCTAAATCGTATGACTAAATTGTCTGGCTTCTCTGACAGGTGGTCCTTGATCCATGCTTCACGAGTCGGTAACCAGTGACGCTTTGAAGGTGTCAACCTGCAGACGCTGTATATCTTTTTAAGGTGATCCAGATCCTGGACGTCTCCGCTATCGTGCCATCTAAACACATCAGGCTTTTTGCTGTTGATCAAGTGAGCCATCGCGTTGACCCATTGCGAAGACTTGATCGCTGCCAGCCTCCTGTATTGTGCATCCTGGACCACCTTAAAAACATAACAGCCTTTGAGAGCGTAACAGTCATAACAGACTGAGCCCTTGACAGCTTGCAGCTTCGCGCCTGTTTTGCATTCCTTGGCAGGTAAACCAATTGACCAGCCAGGCATCTTCGATGGCTTCGACAGGCTGCCTCCTATAATTTTTAAAGCTTCTTTTGTTTGCATATGTCCTTTATATTGTAGGATATAATATCATTGTAATGTTTTCTTGTCAAGCTTGCAGCTTGCCGCTTGCAGCTTGCTGCTTCCTGTTCATATCCATTGGCCGCGAGCCAGCGCCAATGGTTAACCAGGACCTGAATTGATTCAGATCCTGATCTTCCAATTTTATTCTTCTTTGTCGGCATCTTCCCATCTCTTCTTAGATTCTTCCTGGTCCTTCTTCACCAGAAGCAGGATCTCATGTATATAATTTGCTATACGTGTAATACCTTGAGTTAGCTGGTACAGCTGCTTATCATTTTCTGTCATAATTATTCCTTTCTAAATACATCCTACCATCTCCAGGACAGGCTGTCAAGCTTGTAGCTTGTCGCTTGCTGCTTGCAACTTTGACCAGCCGTAGTCTCAAGGGAATTTTATTTTATGACTTTATCCATTTTTCATACCGATTGTCTCGTCAAGACTCGGGATAACTACGATCTGATCCCAGGTCTAACAGTTGCCCGCGCGGAGCTTATCTGGCACATAGCTATTAGACCAGGGATCAGT